TGACTATGACAACAAGCANTATCAAAGAGATAGAGCAGATGCTTATCCGTCAATCCAAGACCAGTTAGATATGCAGTATCACGATACTGTAGATGGTACAACTACTTGGAAAGATGCGATTGCTACAGTCAAATCAGATATACCTAAANCATAATGTGTGAATGTTGTGAAGGNTANGANTGTATTTGTAAGTAATGCCTAGTNTATCTGATAAAACAGAAATAGGTTTACCTCTTAAAAACTTATTAAGTTTATTAGGTGTAACTGCTACAGCAGTCTGGGCATACTTTGGTATTATTGAAAGACTAAATAATATAGAAACTAGAGCTACTCTATTTGAAGCTGATCTTGTAAAGAATGCAGATCAAACTCCTATAGATCAGGAACAGTTTATGCTGCTAGAATTTGTATCAGAACAAGTAGAAGGTATGTCAGAAGACTTAGAAAACATGGCACATAACAAAGTAAACATTATGAGATTACAAGCTGATATGGAAAAAGCATTAGAAAATATAGAAGAACTAAAAGATAAAGTAAGAGCAAACGGATATGATCACTAAAGTAATTATAGCATTATTATTATTTTCTGGTGGTAATATGATTGAACATACTATAACTGATGGTGTTAAAGATTGCCTTGAAAAGAAAAGAATGATTGAAAGAAATATATCAGATTCAGCTAGAGTATCATGTGTTAAAGTAAAAGCACAAATAGAAACTATAGAAGGTGTTGAATTTATCAGATCAATAGGTAAAATAAACTGATGACTGATAATGAAATAGAGATAAACAAATGGCGTAAAGAAGCCAGGTCTAATAAAAGACAAAGCAATAAGCTACAAAAAATTATTGATGAACAAGAAGTATTTATTACTTACTTAACTAAAAAGATTTTAAGATTAACTGAAGAAGATGAAATGAATATGCATGTAACAAATGAACTTAATAAATTTAAGTCTATGAATGTTACTGAAAAGATAGAGGACATGCAACATGGTCAGTCAGTCGGAGAAAATAAATAAACTAGATAGAGATATTCTTTTAATTAAAAAGGATATTGATATCATTAAGTCCAACCACCTTAAACATATAGAAAGTGATATCTCTATGATTAAGAAAGTTATGTGGTCAGTAGGTTTCTTAGTATTCTCTAATCTATTAGCTATCATTATAACAGAAATAAAGTGAAGATTTACTTAGTCATTTTATTNTGTGTTCAATCATTAACATCACCATTAGAAGAAAGTTGTGTAGCAGAACCGCTATATGAACCCTTTAATAGTATACCAGATTGCCTTGCATATGTGGATAACTTTAGATACAGTTTAAGAAATAACGAGGATTTGTATGTAACAGGATTCTGTACACAAAAAGATTATGACACAATATAACAATTTAAAAGAGAGGATTAAAGAACATGAAGGGTATTGCGAAACTGTATACCGAGATACTTTGGGATTTGAAACTGGTGGGTATGGACATAAGATCATACCTGGTGAAGATATACCGACAGACAGAGATGGATGGGAAAATTTATTTGAGAATGATTTTCAATCTGCAGTTGATGGTGCTTCGAGGATTCTTGATGGCTATGATATTGATAACACAGCTCGTGAAGTTATTATCGAAATGGTTTTTCAAATGGGTGAAGGTGGTGTATCTAAATTCAAAGGTGCTTTATCTAATCTTAAAGAACAAAGGTACTCGGAATGTGCCGCAGAAATGTTAGATTCGAGATGGGCAAATCAAACACCGAACAGGGCAAAAGCTCTAGCCTCAGTAATGGAGGGAATAAATGCTTAACTTACTCGGACCTGTCGCTGGAGCAGTCTTTAAAACTATTGATAAAGTTGTCGATAATAAGGGAGAGGCTGACAAACTTAAAGCTAAAGTACAAGAAAAGATTATAGCAGGAGAACTGGCACACTTAGAAGGTGCTGCTAAGATTATACAAACAGAAGCACAGGGAGGATTCTTACAAAGAAACTGGCGACCAATCATGATGTTGGTCTTTGCTGGTTTAATGGTAGCTCATTGGTTTGGATTTACTGCACCAAACATTCCAGAGTCTGTACAGAACTCTCTCTTAAACATTATCCTAGTAGGGATAGGAGGATATACAGTTGGAAGATCAGCAGAGAAAGTCGCAGACAGATTCAAAGATAGTAAAAAGGGGTAGGGGTAGACCTAGAAAGAGTGAAAGTACCCCTTCTACGGCTCTTAAAACAGGAAAAAACGATAGAATTTTGGTCATCTCTGACCTGCATGTGCCTTATCATCATCCTGATAGTTATAGGTTCTTGGAGTCTTTGGCTGCTAAGTATAATCCTACGAATGTTATTCATATCGGAGACGAAATGGATTGGCACTCAATTAATGTTTCTCACATAATCAATCCAGACTTACCTAGTCCTGCTGATGAACTAGAAATCGGTAGATATCACATGAAGAAACTAGAGTCTATGTTTCCTGTAATGACTATACTAGAATCTAATCATGGATCTATGGTACTCAGACGTGCTATGGCAAAGGGTATGTCTAAGTTCTTTCTCAAAGACTATAATGAAATACTAGATGTAGGTCATGGTTGGGTATGGAAAGAATCTCATTGGGAAGATACTGCTATGGGTAGAGTTTACTTTGCACATCAAGTATCTAAGAATATTGTAAAGGCAGTACAGATGATGTCTGCTTCAGTTGTCCAGGGGCATTATCATACCCAGTCAAATATAGAGTATGTAGGTAATGACTTCCATCTTAACTGGGGTATGTCTGTAGGTTGTCTTGTAGATAAGAAGTCTATGGCTATGGCATACATGAAAGTTAATATGGCTAAACCAATCTTATCTTGTGGTGTTATTACTAATGGTGTACCATCTATTGTTCCAATGTTATTGAGGAAGGATGGTTCATGGGATGGCAAAGTATACGTCTAAAGATAAAAAATATTTTCTAAAGATTATAGAGTACGGATGTTGCGTACCAGGTTGTATGTCAAATACTCCAATGAACGTTCATCATCTACGTGGTAGCCAGGTTCAACATAATAGATCTAATCAGCTTGTAGTACCATTGTGTTTTGAACACCATTCAGATCTGACATGGGGTAAGTATAAACCAGAACATAGGTTTTGGGAACATCATAATTTTGATGCAGTGGAATATGCTAATGAACTGTACCAGAAGCACGAACCTGAACAACATTGAGTTCAGTCATACGTTCTTTGATAGCATCTGTAGTGTGATTCTTCTTGATCTTTTTGCCTGATAGCGAAGCTGCCATGATGGCATATGCTGCAAAAATAGTATCGGTATCATAACCGAATTGTTTTAAGTAAGTACTGTAGTCAGTAAGAGTATCTACTAACTCGTCAAGTTCTCCTTTAATAATCATTTTCATAAAGTCTTTCTATCATTTGTAAGGTGCCAATACTAGGGGTATATACATGAATCCTTGGATTTCCTTTCATACTATAGTTAATAAAAAAGTATCAGCACCTTAGTCTTTCGCCTACAGCGAAACTTTAAAAGGGTATTTCAGTAGGGATGTCATCATTTGGTAGATCATCATTGATGTCTTTAGCAGGTTTCTGCTTAGCATCACCCTTGCCACCTAGCATCTTCATAACACCAGTGACTCTTGGTATAATGATAGAAGTATTATACTTTTTATTACCATTAGAATCAGTATATTCTGATACATCTATCTCACCCTCCAGGTATAACATAGTACCTTTAGTTACATATTGTTTGATAGTGTTAGTAAGATTAGGATCAAAGGTTGTAATCTTGTGCCAAGTAGTTTTCTCTTGCCACGTACCATCCTTAGTCTTAATCTTCTTTGATGTTGCTAAACTAAAGTTAGCATACTCATCACCTTTACTGGTAGCTTTGATCTCTGGATCTACACCTAGTCTACCTACTAGTNTTACTTTATTAATCATTCGTTATCTCCTTTACTTTTGATTTATCTACGTTTGATTTAATGTCTGCTTTGACTTTCTGAACATACTTACTGTTGTCATGCATCCCTAAGAATACATCTGCACTTACACCAACATGTGATAATGCTTTAGTTAATGCATCAGTCATAGCTTTCTTAGTACACTCATCATCTAACTTACCATTAGTTTTATGTAATGATTGTACTGAAGATACTGGTCCGTATATTTGTATGGGTGTTTCTAACCATACACTTACTTCTGCAAATACATTTGAATCAGTATATGTATAGTCACATGTCCAACCCCAACCAATACCACATGGACCAAATACTTCTGTCATCTTTCCAATCTGCCACATTGGATCAATAGTTGTAAGCTCACCAAAACCTTTGTTAATCTTTTTAGTAAAGCTAGGATCAGTAACTTTTAGTTGATTCCAATATCTTTTGTTTGGTTCGTTTAGTATCTTATCAGTCATTAGTTCCTCCTATTGAATCGAACTCTACATAGTCAGCAGGTTCTTCATCATTAATAATATGTTGCCAAAACATTTCCTCTGCCTGTATTAGTTTCTTATGAAACTTCTTATCTGCTTGGATATGAAATGACTTCCATTTGTTATTACCAAAGATAACAGATAGCCAGGCTTGAGGTAGATTACTCACAATCATATAGTGTTGTATCTGTGCGTAATACTTTTCAAGTATAGTATCATCTTTAGTAAATGCGTGGACATGCTTAGCTTCAAACACACCCAATGGTTTAAGGTTTTCATTAAGTACAAAGCCATCTAAGTTAGCTAACATAAAGTCATGCTTCTTATGTTTTATTGTACTGTCTACCTCTTTAACTGGTAGATCTGTATGAGCTGTAAACCAATCTCTATTAAAGTCCTCGGTATATATTCCCATTTGTACAGGTAATACAAATGATAGATCTTCATCATCTATCAAACCTTTCTTGAGCTGATAGAGTTGCTTCCATTCACCAGCTACAATCTTGGTAGCATCACTGCCTCCGATTCCTGATCTTCTGTCTAATACGTTCTTTTGTTTGTGTATATTCATCTACTCTCCTCTTTGTTAATTCTTCTAAACCTTTTCTTTCATTCCATAAATCTTTAGCAAGTCCTCTTGCAGATGCATGAACATAAGGTTTATTAAGTTCTATACGTAATGCCTGGGCAGTTTGTTTATCATGTTTGAGATAGCAAAAGTAACAGACCTTATCAATCCACCACAACTTACGTTGCATAGGATCGGACATGTTATAATTCTTTGTAGATTTATTGCGTAACTTTCTATCACTAGCAAACTTTCTAATTAGAATCTTTGGATCTATCATATCCATCTATTGCTTTTTGTAGATACCATTTAGCTTTCTCAAGATCTACAATACCTCCTTTATATTTATGTCGTACAATATATTTTATTACATTACCAAGAGCATAAGATAAGTTCTTAGCTACAATGAAATCATATGTTTCAATGTTTCCCTTTTTGTAATGATCTGGATTTATCTGATCTGTCATATGGATTCCACCTCACATCTATTAGTCTATAAGACTTATCATTATACATTGATTTTTGTGGTGTGCCTATAGTTAAATCAATATCTTTTAATCTACTAGGTGTAAGCATCATCACTTGACCTTTATGTATTGCTTGTATGGTATAGTTCTTATCAATGGCTTGTTGTATTTCATAATCTCTTAGTGAAATATACATACCCTTCCATAGTTTATTAACTATTCTTCTTTTTGTTTTCATATCTACTCCTATTAAAACATCTTATACATTGTTTCTCTCTAGTATAATGATCCAGTTGAATCATCATGTACATAGTGTTCCATCTTCTACAAGTAGTACATCTATGTAATTGTTTTTCTTCTTCACTAATAAATATTTTTTTCATTGATTGAAGGATGGGAGTACGAGGAGGAGGAAGATGAAGGATGTACTCCCATCTAATCTCTACGCTGCTTGGCTAAACCAAGACATGTTAGACACTTTCCTCTCTCTATCATAGCGAGTATTTACTGAATCGCTAGGATAATGTGTACTCCANTGTGTGATTGCTTGATATGCACTNAANTTATTAGGTCCAAATTGNTGTGCATANTTNCCATNNTANTNNTCAATGATATAGTTCTTGTGGTTCTGATTGACATGACTCTTGTCAGTACGTGTTGGTTGAAAGCATAGTCTATCTACCTCAGCATGTAACTGGTTGTCATCTACTGGTATCTCTAACCAGTTAGTCATGTAGTTATGTACAGTATGTAGTCCATCCATAGCTGAATACAAACCAGGTAATTTAAGTTTGATCTCATTACTACCTTTGTGTGCAGTATTCAAACTGATATCCCATACTGAACTCTTAAGTCCATTAAGACATAGCCATAAGTAGAAACCTAGATCAAATCGGAATGAACGCATACCATTGTAGCTGTTCCATATCACAGCTTCTAGACCAATGGATGTATCTTTGAATGGTATCTGATACTCAGGTAGAGTAAATCTGGTAGCCATAACAGCTCCCTGATTAGACCACTTGTGTTTCTCAGTCATACCATTGGTATCAAAGTGTTCATTAAGAAAGTCATTAGCTTTATCATATGCTGTGTCATGTGATATAACTCGGTATGTATTCTTGTGAACTGCAATCAGTTCGTTGTTCTCATCTTTAACCAACTGCTTGTAGCCATCTAGC